TGTAGGCGCAGGAGCCCTGGTTAAAAAATTTATGAACGATGACCCTTCAACGTATTTAACAAACGATGCACAAGCTAACGCTATGATACTTGACACTCTTGATCAAAAAGAAAGAGAACAAAGAATGGAAGCTATTGGTGATGCACCAGAATTATTAAACGAAGCACGTATAGGTGGAGAACTTGCTGTAACAGGTGCTGCAATTCCCGGTGCCAGTTCCGTTTATCAAGCAAGAAGAAAACCTTTTACTAGAATAGTTGACGGGGTTAAAAAAACAAGACCAGCTATGGGTCCAGCAAGAGCAGCTCTAGGACCTGTTGGAAAAGCTTTATCAGGATTTGCTACACCACTAGGTATAGCTGCATTAACACCTTTAAATGTTGCAAGTTCTCTTTACCAAGGAGACTCAGCATATGAAGTTGCAACAGACCCATTAAATTATTTAGCTCCAGCACTTGCAGGAACTATGGGAAGTTTATCAAAAGAAGCAACTCGTGGTATGGGTGCAACAAGTAAATTAGCAAAAGCATTAAGATTAGGTATGAGTCCAGGTGCTATTAAAATGGTATCAAGAAGATTCGGATTACCTGGTTTAGCGTTATCTAGTGGTATATCATTATTTGAATTAGCTGATGAATATAAGTCAGGAAGGGGGATGTTTGGCAAAAAAGAATAAAACACTTGTTGCAAATATGCAACACGTTAAAACTAACCTAATCCCACCTAGAAGTGGGCCAAACCCACAGGGCTTGAATGTTCCTACAAAACAAGTTAAAACAATCAAGAACTCGGAGAAAATAAATGGCAGACGACAATATAGATAAAGCTCTTCCTAACGTTGAGCAAACAATAACCGTACCCGGCGAAGAAGCAGTTACAGAAACAGAAGTTACAGAAGATAGAATACCTTCACCTGATGATATTGAAGTAACTCAAACTGATGACGGCGGTGCTGAAATTAATTTTGAACCTGGTGCAGTTAATCAAGCAGGAACTGAAGCTCACTTTGATAATTTAGCTGATTTATTACCCGACGATGTTTTAGGAACATTAGCAACTACACTTTACGAAAATTATATGCAGTACAAACAATCTAGAAAAGATTGGGAAGACTCTTATGTTAAAGGATTAGATTTATTAGGGTTTAAATACGAAAACCCGACACAACCGTTTCAAGGCGCTTCCGGTGCCACGCACCCTGTACTAGCAGAAGCCGTAACACAGTTTCAAGCACAAGCTTACAAAGAATTACTTCCCGCAACAGGACCTGTACATACACAGATCATGGGAAAACCTGACAGAGCTAAAGAAGAACAATCTGTTAGAGTAAAAGATTTCATGAACTACCAGCTCATGGATAAGATGAAGGAGTATGAACCCGAGTTCGATCAAATGCTTTTTTATCTCCCTCTTAGCGGCTCTACATTTAAAAAAGTTTATTACGATGAACTTTTAGGTAGAGCCGTTTCTAAATTCGTACCGGCTGATGATTTAATTGTGCCTTACACAGCGTCATCTTTAGAAGATGCAGAAGCAGTGTGTCATACATTAAAAATGTCAGAGAACGATTTAAGAAAACAACAAGTATCAGGTTTTTATAGAGATGTAGAAATCAAACCTGGTTATGACCAAGAAACAGAAGTAGAGAAAAAGGAAAGAGAGTTAGAAGGTGTTACAAAAACAAGAGAAGAAGATATTTTTTCTATTGTTGAATGTCATTTAGATTTAGATCTAGAAGGATTTGAAGATATAGGTGAAGACGGTGAACCAACAGGAATTAAATTACCATACATTGTAACATTAGAAATGGGATCTAGAGAAATTTTATCTATTAGAAGAAATTATCAACAAGACGATCCTACAAGAACAAAAATACAATACTTTGTTCATTTTAAATTTTTACCAGGACTAGGTTTTTATGGTTTTGGTTTAATACATATGATCGGTGGTTTATCAAGAACTGCCACAACGGCTCTAAGACAATTATTAGATGCAGGTACTTTAAGTAATTTACCTGCAGGATTTAAACAGCGTGGTATCAGGGTAAGAGACGAAGCACAGTCTATACAACCTGGCGAATTCAGAGATGTCGATGCACCTGGTGGAAACATCAGAGACGCGTTCATGCCTCTTCCTTTTAAAGAGCCTTCACAAACGTTATTATCTTTAATGGGAATAGTAGTACAGGCAGGACAACGATTTGCCGCCATAGCTGACATGCAAGTCGGTGACGGCAACCAGCAGGCAGCTGTTGGNACGACTATTGCCCTCTTAGAGCGAGGCTCCAGGGTCATGTCAGCCATACATAAAAGATTGTATGTGGCGATGAAAAGTGAATTTAAATTATTAGCAGGAATTTTTAAAACTTATTTACCACCTGAGTACCCATATGATGTAGTTGGAGGTCAAAGAAATGTAAAAGTAACTGACTTTGATGACAAAGTTGACATTTTACCCGTTGCAGACCCAAATATTTTTTCACAATCACAAAGAATTACGATGGCACAAACAGAATTACAACTTGCACAGTCAAATCCGCAAATTCATAACCTATATGAAGCGTACAGAGCGATGTATACGGCAATTGGAGTAAGAGATATTGATAAAATCTTGCCGCCGCCGCAACAACCTGCACCAATGGACCCTGCACAAGAAAATATTTTAGCAATGACAGGCAAACCTTTCCAAGCGTTTAAAGGTCAAGACCATCAAGCGCACATAACTTCGCATTTAAACTTTATGTCAACGAATATTGCACGAAATAACCCTATGATTTTAGGTGCATTAGAAAAAAACATATTTGAACACATAAGTTTGATGGCACAAGAACAAATTGAAGTCGAATTTAGAGAAGAAATTGCACAAGTTCAACAAATGCAAATGGGAATGCAACAATTAATGGCGCAAGGACCACAAATGCAACAATCTCCACAATTTATGCAAATGCAACAACAGTTATTAGGTATGCAGTTGTCTATGGAGTCTAGAAAAGCAAAACTTATTGCAGAAATGACACAAGAATTTATGGAAGAAGAGAATAAGATTATGGGTCAACTAGGAAACGATCCAATTGCTAAATTAAAAGCAAGAGAATTAGATCTTAAAGCCATGGATGATAGAAGAAAAGAAAACGAAGGCCAAGAAAAGATTAATTTAGACAGAATGAAGTCTATGATGAATCAAGGTCAACATGACGATAAATTAGCCCAAAACGAGGAATTAGCTAACTTAAGAGCTGATACTTCGCTAGAAAAGACCCAAATGGGTATTGACGCAAAGATAGAAAATGATAGGTTTAAACAAAGAGACGTAAGGATCTTGAAAGGACCTAAAAGATAGTATACAAAGGAGACACTATGTTAAAAAAATTAAAAAAAGGTTTAAAGAAAGCTGCTAAAGTAGCCGTGCCTGTAGGCGCAGCACTTTTAGCTGCAAGAGCCTTAAAAAAAAGAAACGCTAGAAATGCTATGATGAATAGCGCAGATGCTAATGCTGGTTTCAGTAATGATTTTATTGGAAAATTAGCACCTGAAGGACCCCTAATTACGGATGATGGTTTCATAACTAGAAACAATCCATACGGAGAAGGCGCAGCTAAAAAAGGTGGAAGTGCTGGTAGAAAAAAAAGATCAACAATTACTGGAGTTGCAGTACGTGGTTTTGGCAGAGCTCTTAAAAGCAAAGGGAAAAAATAATCATGGTAAAAATAACAAAAGACAAAGGCGTTAACAAAGACGGATTCCAAACAGGTGGCGTTGAGATTAGTGATTCTCCAAGTAAAGTTGGAACTGATCCAAGATCAAAGATCCTAACTAACGAATACAAAGTTTACAGTGATATCTGTGAAGGTACAACTGTAGAAGTTAGAGGCAGACGTGCTATGTTAAAAAACAAAAAGAAAACAGCTACTTGGTACTAGTATGGCCTGGTTCAGTCTAGCAAAGATTGCATTACAAGCTGGAAGTAAAATTTATTCTAACCGCCAAAAGACTAAGATGGCTATGTCTGATGCACAATTAATGCATGCAGAAAAAATGGCTCGAGGTGAGGAAACTTACCAAGGCAAATTACTAGAAGCCCGTCAAAACGACTATAAAGATGAATTTGTCCTCGTTATAATTTCAGCGCCCATCGTGGTGCTTATGTGGGCAGTAATGTCAGACGATCCGACTGCTATGGAGAAGGTAAAATTATTTTTCGAATACTTTCATGAACTTCCGAAATGGTTCACTAATTTATGG